TTACCCTTTGTAGCCTTGATGATGGGTGTAACCATACTCACCACAAAACCAAGATCCAACAGACTTGGCCAAAAGTAGTGAATCATGTTTAGGATAAGACCCTTAATATGACTTCCATCCGCGTCAGCATCTGTCATAATCATCAGTCTTCCATAACGCAATTCAGAGAGAGAAGTATACACTTTATCTTGTTGCAATCCCAAAATCTTTTTGAGATCATTGAACTCCTTGTTATCAGTCAACTGTTTCACACTCGCGTCACGAACATTTTTACACTTACCCCTCAATGGAAATACCCCATAATAGTCTCTCCCAACCACTGAAAGACCGGCAACAGCCAGTGTTTTAGCAGAGTCACCCTCCGTGACGATGAGAGTACACTTACTAGAATCCCCAGATCCAGCCTTATTGGCATCATCCAACTTTGGAATCCCAAAGATTTTACTCTTGCGGGAACCGTCAGTTTTTTTGAGTTCCTTCATCTCCTTAAACTTAGAAAGTGCAAGAAGCTCCGTGTGAATTGGTGTTTTCAAAATATTTTTTATGAAAGATTTAGGGGGTTCAAACTTACTTCCAAACTCTTGGGGCTTGAGGGTACACTCGGACTTTACCTGGCTACTGAAACTCGGATTCACGAGGGTCGATTTAACAAAGACCATAAAAGCATTCTTCACTTGTTGGGGTTTAAGTTTAATTTTTTTTGACATTTCTTCAATAATGTGCGCAGCCAAAACACCCGATACATGATCAACGTGGGTACCACCCTTTGTTGTGCAAATGCCGTTCACAAACGACACCTGTTCAAACCCATCTTCAGCTGGTACCACACAGACAGACCAATTTTCAGATGACCACGTGCATACATCTTCAACACCTTGCATGTGCATCTTAGCATATGCATTCAAGGGACACTTGGGAAGTGCCTCACCCTGAAACTTTACTTTACAGTTTTGTGTTGTGCATACATTCGCATCATAAACTCTCTTCTCGAAGATTTTGAAAATATCTTCATCCATACCAGTCATTCCAAAAAGTTTCCAATCTGGAATAAAAGTTATACTCACACTGTTAGTGGAACTTGTCGTTTTTTTTATTTTTGGTGTTGAACAGTCTCTCATATTATTTTTCCATTCTTGGGTGTATGTACATTTATTTTCACCATCTTTTATTTTGATTGAAAAATGTGAAGAATATACATTTGTGAGTTTTGCACCATAACCATTTCGACCCCCCACAACCCTCTTTTGTGTATCATCGTAGTTGGTACTCGTGAGTAAGTGCCCAAATGTCAATTCAGGGTTCCATATTTTTTCTTTTTCATGTTCCAACACCGTGATACCACCCAGTGGTCCGTTATTCTCAACAGTGATGGAACCATTTTCCTTATCTATATGTACAGATATAGATGTTGTGTGCTTTGGGTGTAATGAGTTTCTGTCAATAGCATTGACTAAAATCTCATCAAAAATCTTTAAAAGTGCGGGGGAGTATGTAGTTACCTTTTTTTGAAATCCATCATTGTCTTTTACCCAATAGGGTTCAGCGACACGCCCAACTGGACCCACATAGGAGTCCGGGCGTTTCAAAATATGTTCGACGTGCGAAAGTTTTTGTATACTCTCAGCCATTTCTCGTTGATCTTATTATTACGTTTTTCTCTATATCACTTAAGTATCTTTTCAACCCCGAATACCACAATAAAATATCATCTTGAGTTTTTGAAATATTTTTTGGGAACGGATGTCTACACTGCCCAGTCTCTCTCAGACCCAAAACTCTAGGATTACAATTTCTCTTATTTTTAAAACAACAGTAACACACCCTTTCTATCTTTAATCCGATAAATGTGTAAAATGTTTGGTTATTTCCCAAAAATATGGGTCTCAATTTCTGATACATGTTTACGTATTCTCTCAGATATCTCTTGGCAAATAATTTAGGTTCCAGGGGCACCCCACATTTATAACATTCCGTGTTCCATATTAATTTCATATATATATTATAATGGTGAAAGCATTATATTTATTTATTTTTATTTTACTTATAGTTATCGGAGTTCTGTCTTATTTATTGCATAAATCACGTAATAAAAAATGTCCAACATGTCCAGAATGTTCCAAAGGATTTTTGGGTTTTGATGTAGATCATTCTAAATCACAATTCATTGATAGTACCATAAAAATTAATGAAGCAGGGGCAAAAACAATACAGGGTATATTGTGTAGACGTATAGAAATAGACAAAATTAAACAGATGATAAAGTCAGAGTTTGTTAAAGTTAAGTCGGAAATTGGACCTATGCTTACATGTAAAAAATTAAAAGAAATAAAAGATACTATGAAAAATAATATTTCAGAAGAAATTAATAAAAATACTAATAATAATTCGGGTATAGAAGGGTATGAAGATATTGCAAAAAGTGGAGAATCATTGCGACCATTTATTAATGTTGACGAACCAACAGAAGAAGACATAAAAGATATAAAATTATTCGTAGATATATTGTTTATGGAAATTGATAATATGTATAATAAAGTGTGTAAAAATGAAAATTATACTATAAATGTAGACGATATAATTAACATTGTTGAAAATATACATAAATCATTTTGCAAACCTAAGTAAAAATAAAAAAGGAATAATTTATCTTCAAAAACTTAAAATGGCTACTTATCAATCTTGTCTTAACGATGCGATGCGCCTTCACCGTGTGGATACACCCACGGAGAGGTGCAAACACTTGGCTGCTAGTGTCTATAAAATGAAACAGAGATACAGGGAACACGAGGAGAAAAAGAAGAATAAATCTATAGTCATTCTCACCGAGACTCCCAAAGAAAAGCCTATCACCAAACAATCTGGAGATATTTGTCAGGCGATAACCATGAAGGGGAAAAAGTGTACTTTCAAAGCTGCATGTGGGGGATTTTGCAAAAAACATAGTAAATGTGCCACGCCAATAGTCCTAGGAGAAAAACCTAGCTTTTAATATATAATACACGATGTTCGATCAAGAATCTCTCAAACCTGTCATTGTTAGTATGGTGGTATACCTCGTCCTCGTTCAATTAATTCCTCAAATTATAAAAAAACCCACGGGTATATCATTCGTGGATGACCTTGTTTTGTTTTTGCATTCCCAAAAGGGTGCATTTTCATCCGGGGCTTTATTTACTGGATTGATAGTTTTGATCACTGATAAAATAGTTCTGGAATTGTCTTAATACATTTTCACTACTTGTAACAATTCTAGTAAACGAGTGATCCATATATTTCAACCTTTTTGTATAGGCGTCATTCATAAACTCTAAAAGTTGATCAAAGTCTGGATCACCCCATTCCATACCTTTTTTAAACATGAAATCGTCTTTTTCTATGGTGGTGAGTTTACAATCTATTGCATAAGGGGTTTTTATGTATTCAGTAGCTCCTCCGTATTTGGCTAATATGACTGGTTTATTTTTCATAGCTGCCTCAACGGCCCCCATCCCCACTCCTTCGGAATGTGAAAAACTAACATAACAGTCACATCTGTCATGTAAAGCGTTCATTTCTTCATCGCTTAACATGTCTTTTATGACCTCGACATTTGGGAGATTTATTTGAAAATCTCTTAAACACGTTGCTTTTATAACCAATTTACAGTCAGGTTTGTTTAATCGAAAAAAAGCTTCAATTATTTTATTAAAGTTTTTTCTGGGGTCCAGGATATTACCTATATGATAAAATGTATAGGGTACGGGTATATGGGCATTAATCACATGGAATTGTGTTTCTGGAAATTGTCTCGAAAAAATATTTTTACAGAACTGACTAGGCACGGCGATTTTATCAAAAAGATTAAATAATTTTTCATAATCTTCATGTACCGTTTCAGTTTCACAGACTGTCATACATATTATAGATTTTGCATACGTCTTCCACTCCCGTAACTTTTGAACCCACGGTTCTACCGGAAGTGCAAAAACAAACATGTCTACATTTTTTGGTATCGGATCTGTCAACTGTAAGTATTTACTCCCAGGAAACAGGTTGGTGTATTTATATGCATGTTGTCCAATTCCAGACTTCAGGGTTGGACCCACGATGATCATTATAATTAAAGATTTTCTCCTCTTTATATATATTGAAATGGATTCTATCAGAAATGAAATTATTGAAGAGTTGAAGGTCGTCCGTATGAACAAGAAACATGTGTATGATATTATTCTCAGACTCATCGATGCTATAGAGTCTTCTGCTCCTGCTCCTGCTCCTGCTCCAACACCCGTCCCTGCTCCTACCCCTGTTCCTACCCCCGAGCCCGAGCCCAAGCCAAGTGCTAAACCAGCTGCCAAACGTGTTCATAAAAAAACGACAAAGGCTTAAAGATTGAGAGTCTAATATAAATACATGCTCGCTATCTGCGCGACACCCATTCGAGTCTATAACAAATCCGCTCACTGGCGACAGCGTTCTGCCTCCGGTGGATCCAGAGTGTATATAGATTCAGAAACCCATAATAAAAAAATCAAAAAACTTGAGGATGAGGTATCGATGTACAAAACTTTGAATAAAAAACTCATGACTTTAGCTTCTTGGAATCTGAGATCGTGTCATTCTGCACTTAAGAACTCACAAGAAATGTTAGAACTATTGCAAGATGAAGGAAATTATTCACCAGGGGTACAATTTGATGATCGGACAGACGGTGAAGGAGAATGATGATCTCATAGATGCATACGGTCATACGGGTTACATATGGTTACATTTAAAATCTTTCCCTTCGTGTCACGTCGTAATTCTTGATGAGAATCCACCGTCAGATGTGGTTACATTTGCGGCTGTGACATGTCGGGATTGTACAAAATATAGGAATATCAGAAGTCTCAAAGTTTCATATACACCCTATAATAATGTGGAGAAAACTGATACACCTGGTAAAGTTAGTTTTAAAAGTAATAGAAAAGTGAAGGATATTAAATTGTAGGGAGTGTCCTATTTACGTAATACATATATCCTCCTAGGGCTAAAAATAGTGCTAATAGTATGTAATTAAATGATAACTTTTTCTTTTCGGGTTCGGGTTTATCGGGAAGTTTAACTACATTTTTGTTTAAATCGTCTATCTTCCCTATAAGTCTCTCTAGAGCTTCTAATATTTGTACTTCTTTATTTACAGGTTTTTCTTTAACATCGATTGTCGTTATTTCCAAAATCATATAAAAACTCACAGATGGTTGGAGGGGCTCATAATCTCCATCACCTTGTGATTCAAACATGTTAAAGTGTAATTTTTGGATTGATATCGGGTTGAAATAAATAGTCTGTCTGTTAAATGACTTCCACTGTTTGTCTCTCATTATAAAAGAATTGCTACCTGTAAAACTTCTCTCTAGGGGTACCCTGGCTAGTATTTGACCCCTCTGTTCATCGAGTATCTGTGCTCTCTTGGGTATATCTGGACATACGACATCTATATACTTTGCTACGTTTGTATTACCTGTAGCATCATTTTGTCCCACTTGTGTGACGTAAAAATCTACCATTTTTACACCAATAACTTTGTTCAGCTGTTCTACATGTAGATTCGACTCTAGGGTTATATCTACAGAAAAAACATTATTAGAACCTTTAACACTTTGTGAATCTACTGTGATATACTGAACCCTCTTCGGTACGTCTTGTAGCGATACCATTAATTTATACATATAAAAAAAAGAAGCTAAGTGAACATATAAAAACATGTGGTTTCGTGCTTTCGTGAATGTTACATACCAACGTGTACACGATTGGATCTACAGATACTATTTAGACGTTGAGTTGGAAAAGTTAATTATTGAAAAGAAACAATGTCGTACCTCTACAACTACATCAGAGAAATGATCTGCCCGACACCCCGAAAAATAAAAAGGAGTATGAGGTCTATGGACATACAAAATATAGACACGTGGGATGTTTATACAAGAGAAGTTCATGACCCCACAGACACCGAAGTAATCATTGCACATAATGAAGAGGGTGAAAAGGTGATTATTGTACCTAAGTTAGACAAATACATGTAGAAAATGTAATAAAAATGTCTAGTGAAGATTTTATACCCCTTACGACTGATGAGTATAAAATGGCTTTTTGTCAAGCCCTTGAACCTCTTTGTAATGACATGAAAATAGTAATATGGAACGATGTCATTCGTAAAGAAAAACAATGTCCAAATGCACCTAAAAAAATACAACAATATATTAATAGGTGGAATGACACAAAAAGAATTGCTAAACTCGCTCATGCAACTCGTAGACGCCAACTCTGAAAATATCAAAGAGGATGATTATATCAAAATGTGTGACATAATGAAAAACTTGTATGATACGACCATAGAAGAAAATAGGGTTGAGGAAGTTCCGTATGTTTTTATCCCTCAGGAGTGTTTGAGGGACTATTTTCAATTACACGAAGAGCGCCAAGAATTATTTAATAGTTTAGTTTCCGGAAACGAAACCCTTAGACCTCGATATAATGAGATAATTGCACTGATAAATAATATTGAAGAATTGTAGAATGCAGATCTTCGTGAAAACATTGACTGGTAAAACTATTACATTAGAGGTGGAATCTTCTGATACTATCGATAATGTAAAAGCCAAGATTCAGGACAAAGAGGGTATACCCCCTGATCAACAGCGTCTTATTTTTGCCGGAAAACAATTAGAGGATGGTAGAACTCTTTCGGATTATAATATTCAAAAAGAGAGTACACTTCATTTAGTCTTACGCCTTAGGGGTGGGAAAGGTTGCCTCGCACCATAATTTGTTTGCATTCCCAAAGGGTGAGTATTCAAACAGTAGGTGTATAAGGGCTCCAGTGATAAAAAGTTTTATAGTGGTGTTACTTTCCGGGGATATCTTCGACACCCCAGAAAATAACAGTACATTAAGAAGTCCGATAATCAGTAATTCTAGAGGTAGATACTTTCTAAACATTTATAATAATATATTATATATTTATATGAAGTCAAAAGGAAAATTTTTAATAATAATTTTCATTTTTATTGTAGCTATTTTTGGTATCGGGGCTCTCATGAAGGGGAAAAAAACGAGTGATACTACGTCGAAACCAACAATAAAGATAAAGGCTATGTCTAAAACCCTAAACCCCGACGAAAAGACAGGGGGTACAGAGGGGTACATAGAATATCTAGATGGTGAAACTTTAGGGACGAACATAGATATTTCGGTCACTTGGGAAAACGGTATTGGGTTCAAATCTAATGGTATTAAGGGTTTGTTATTTAAACGTAAAGTTGGTTCAAATGTTGTGCAGACTTTATTAACTTCTAAAGCTGAGCATTTAAAAGATGAAGCTGAAGGTACTGTCACCCTCAAGGGTGATAATATTTTAGATGGGTATAGGGGTTCGGAAACAGTTGGTCAAAATACGATTACAATTGAATATATTACGAATGAAATCCCGACTAACATGACACCTGAAACAAGTAACCCTGATATGAGTACTTTTAACCCTGTTGAATTTGACGGTGTATACGCTAATTTTACAATTGAACAGAACGACTTGGATACGACAGTGAACATAGATCAAGTAGTTGTATTAGATATACCCATCACTATGGATAGTGATCAATTAAAAACATCGCTTACTAATACGGGATACACTTTATACGAAATTAAATCAGTAAATGGAAATTATACTACCACCGTTAGATTGGTAAAAGTTGATGATAAATATGTAAAACCAGTTGATCCAAACACGGGTGCCGTTATTTCGAGTATAGGAGAATTTAAGTTTGAAAAATATTTACTGAGTAATTTTATTTCAAACAGGGAAGGTGAATATTTAAATACAAAAGATACTCATAACATAGAATATATAACAAAAGACAAACTTCAATCATCTGTGTACGTTATGAATAATTCTATGTTTGATATTATCGAAAAAAGTAAAACACATCCATTATCCGGGGATGTTATAATAAATGTATCTTATCCAAACTTTTATTTGGACGCGAGTGTCGCTAAATCTGATTACAATAAGGTTGGTATTATAGATCTTACCCCTGGAAAAACGCAATCTTCTAAAAATATGATATGGAAATTAAAACCTGTTACTAATAAGGCTAATACATATAATGTATTTTCACCAATAACAAATATGGCCTGGACCTATGCGGGTGATGGTTATTCTTCATACTCATCTAACCCTACTTCTCAATATGACATTCTATTCGAGAAGTTTGGTGATTACTATATGTTCTCACTTGTAGATGCACAAGGAACAAAGATAAAGTTTAGATATTACCAAAATGGAATGTTACATGCTACGGTTAGTGATACACCTGATAGTGATTTCAAGAAAAACGCTATATTTAAAGTACCCGATAACACATACTTACAACCATACAATGAAGGTACGGTTCGTACACACGGTGATTATCAAGGTGGTATCATTGTAGAATCATTGGATGATTGTAAATCTGGATGTGATGCGGATGTACGATGCACTAGCTTTACTTATAATGATAAAGATAAACAGTGTTGGTTTAAAGGTACAGTTCCAGATAAAACACAACAGGTAGCCACTACATCTGGGTGGACAAATTGGAAACATTTAGTAAAAATACCACCTGGGTATGGTATAGTTGGAATTGGTGACTCATTTCAGGGTGACATTAGAAATGTATCGGGATTACAGTTACACGAATGTGCCAAGGAATGTGATGGGGATGTTGACTGTGTAGCCTTTGTTCATGGTTTTCATAATAACAAACCTCATTGTTGGTTAAAAAATGATCAAGTGTCTGGTTCAATTGCAGATAATACAGATGACCCCCAAAGACAGATTTTTTATAAGATGGATAAATCTGGTAAATCGCATGTTATATTGGATGTTTATGACGTAGCGAATTACGACTCTGATATGATTCAGTCGGATCAGGGTAAATCTGACATAGTTGGGGGTGCAGATGTGAACCATATAACTCGGTTAAGAAAATGTAGAGAATTTGCAAAATCCAGAGGTTCAGCATCATTCGGTATAAGAACTATGGAACCAGATGATAATTGGAAAAATACATGTTTCGTTCCGAAGTCGTATATATATCCTAGTCAACATAAATTATTAAATTCCAATAAGTATAATTTTTATTGTACCGACGAAAATGCAAATGCAGATTCTTTATGTGATGTAGAAAAGAGTAAGACTGTAGTTGTAAATCCTAAGTTTACGAGCGCCACTGAAATAGCAGACATTGGATATTGGTCCAAGACTACGGGTTGGGAAATAAAACATAGTAGTAGATTTGACGCGAGTACTCATGATGCATCATGGTTTCATGGATGGTATGCATTTAATCATTTAGCTGCGTGGGTTAACAATCCTCAAGAAACCGGTGCTTCAAATAATGGATGGCATTCACAATCGAGTACAAACGATGAGTGGATATCTATAAAATATCCAAAAAAGGTTAGATTAGATAAGTATATAATACAGGTCAGGCATTGGGAAGATTATGCATGGATGTGGTGGCCTATAAAATGGATCATTCAAGGATCAGATGACGGTTCCAAATGGAACGATATCGAAACGCGTACCCTAGCAAAAAGTGATTATTGGAAAAAATATTCTGAAATTAGACTCTTTAACATAAGAGATAAAAACATACCAAGATATCAATATTTTAGACTGGTGATCCCACCAGATGGGAGGATACGAAATAATCAAACCCCAACAAGTAATGAAGCAGCGTTCATATCAAATTGGCAATTATTCACAGATGTTGGAGAATAATAATAATATATTACATATTTATATGAAATCGAAAGGAAAAGGAAAATTTTTAATAATAATTTTCATTTTTATTGTAGCTATTTTTGGTATCGGGGCTCTCATGAAGGGAAAAAAAACGAGTGATACTACGTCGAAACCAACAATAAAGATAAAGGCTATGTCTAAAACCCTAAACCCCGACGAAAAGACAGGGGGTACAGAGGGGTACACAGAATATCTAGATGGTGAAACTTTAGGGACAAATATAGATATTTCGGTCACTTGGGAAAACGGTATTGGATTAAAAACTAATGGTGTTAAGGGTTTGTTATTTAAACGTATAGTTGGTTCAAATGTTGTCCAGTCTATTTTAACAACTAAAGATGATAATTTAGAAGATGGCGCCGAAAGTACAGTTATTTTTAAAGGTACTGATATTTTACAAGGTTTCAGGGAAAATGAAACTGTCGGTGAAAATACAGTCACAGTTGAATATGTTACTGCTACAGTGTCACAGGAAATGACTAATAAACTTAATATAAATAGTCATACATCTGTTACGGGTGTCGATTTTACACCTCCTATTCAAACATCCTTTTCCATACTTCAAGAGGATCTGGATAGTACAATTAAAATAGAAAGTGCAAAAACATTTTCCCTTCCTGTATCAGTCGGTTCTATAGAAGGTAGCTTTTCGGTTAAAGAGCAAACATGGTATAGGATAATGTCGGAAAATGGATATTTTGGTGGAGATGTTCGTTTGAAGACAAATAGTGATGGATCTTATCAATTATATGCAATTAAAAACCCTGTAACAGACGAAACTATAATAGAAGGTGATGGAACAGAGATGACATTAGAAAAAATACCAGATACAGACTATGTAGTTATGAAAGTATCAGATGATGGTTATGCAGTGTTTACTGATGACAGGAATGAACAGAAAGTAGTTACAAAAAATGAACTTTTTTCGAATGTAGATAATTATAAAAATGCTATAATGACTATAAAATCATATTCATCTACTGATCTCATAAGACCAAAACATCCTAAGTTTAAAATGTGGTGTTTTGTTACACCTGGAGTTTCTACACCGACTGGGTTTCAGTGGGTCAATGGTAGCTTTAGAACAGATACTATCGAAAATCTTAAAGCAGACTGGAAAGCCGGAAAAGTAATACTTAAAGATATGGATGGAACCCCTAGCGCGGTGTCACAAGGATATAAATACGTAGCCATAACAATTACAGATGGTGGGGCATGTGGCAGTTATTATCTTTTTGGTAAAACGTTACCAACCACTGGTAATTATCCTCTATTTAGTGTATGTAGACAAATAGGTTTAGGACAAATTAACGCGGGTTCTAAACTAGATAGTACGTGTCCATTGATAAATAAAAACTTACAACAGGGACAGGGAACTGGTACTTCTTGGGCTATTTACGATTTAAGCTCAGACGATCAATATACACTTGAAAAAGGTGAGATATACGGTTCTTTAAGTTCTGAACAGGCTATGCCAGATTCGGAAACTGTTGTATTCTTTGATAGACAACATGTGTCATGTGGTGACGATGCAATTAACCAGCTTCAATTTAAAAAGGGTGGTACTTACGATGGTATTCCTCACGCTAGATATTTTATGTCGTGTAAAGTTCAAGATACTCTCGCTAATCCTAATAACAGAATATTCACAAAACCTACGACTGATGGTGGTGATAAAAGAATGAAAAGTTTATACAATCAACATGTTACATGTGGTACAAAACCATTGCAATATTTCGGTTTAGCGAGGCACGCGGATCCAGGTAAGACGTTTGATAAAATAAAATATCAATACGATTGCAGCCCTAAAGATACAAAAGGGGAATGTAGAGAATTATCAACTGTTAAAACGAGTGTTAAATTAGATGCATCTACGAATAATGAAGATCCGTTATATCTTCATAATATGAAGTGTAATAAAGATGAGTTTTTGACAGGGTTTAAATATAGAACTGACTGGAACAGTGTATGGTATGATTATAAATGTTGTAAATAAATTATTTTATATAATTATATGAAGTCAAAAGGAAAAATTATATTAATAGTTTTCATTTTTATTGCAGTTATTTTTGGTATAGGTGCTCTTATGAAAGGAAAGTCTAGTACCAAACCATCTATAACATTCGAAGATAGTGAACTAGTATTGAATCCAGGTAGCAATGAAAATACTACAGAAGGATATGTTATTGAATATGCTTCTGGTGATAATTTGGGAAGAAATATTGACATAACTATTAAGTGGAATAATGGTGCTGGTTTTAGTCAGAATAAAGTAAATGCAATTATTATAAAACGTAAAGTAGGTAGTGACTATAAGAAAATAATAGATAAGGGTACAACCACCGAAATAAAATTGACAGATTCCAAATATTTAAGTGATTTTTCAAAAAGTGAATATACTATATATGGTAAGTTTTTAGGAGATAATTCTAATATAGTTGGTGATAATATAATTGAAATTTATTATACAACATCAACTAATAATACACCGGTATTATTGGGTAGTACAATAATTACTATTGAACAAAATCATTTGGATACCACTGTCGATCTTAGGAGTGTACAAATTATAAATATTCCACCCACGAGTGGTGGTGATATTAACGCTATTTTAGGGTTGAAGGAGTTTACTACATATGATATAATATCTCACGGTCGTAAAAAAGTCCTTGTAAATGCGGTTCGAATGGAACAATTATCCGATGGTTATGTAAAATTAAAAAATGCCGATGGTGATGAAATCAATTTACATGGATACTCGAAAGGAACTACATATAAGTTTGAAAAATATCTCGAAACTTATTTTTTAATACAACCCAAGGGTTCCAGTAAATATATAATAGACGAACCCATCTCCAGAGAATATATAGACGAACATTCGTTAGTTGAAAAAACAAAGGATGAAATATTCAAAAGTTCGGATAATTTAGATAAAGCACTATTTACGATAACACCTACAAAATTACCAAAAGCCAGGTATGTCTGGGTTGGTAAAATGAAAGATGTTCCTAACAGTCAGCGAAAAACTGATTTAATGGAAGTTATGATACATGACAAAAATGGTATAAACGTCGCAAAGGGAATAAAACCCGAATCGAAACCTGGATTTAATGCGTATGAGGGGCATGGTGTGAATATAACAAACATAAGTGATGGTAATTACGAAACACCTTGGTTTATAGCAAGTGATAGAACAAGTGATAATAATGAGGGGCAACAGGGGTGGATAAAGTTTGACCTGGGTACAGAGAAGGAATTAAAAGATGTAACATTGGTTATCAGAAAGTTATATGAATCTAGAATGGAAGGTGTTGGTATTAAATTATTTGATAATGATGATAATGAAATTATGAGTACCACTATGTTAACAACTGAAAAGGCGAAAAAAAGTCAATTTATTTCATATAATTTTCTTTTCGGCATTTGGGAACCGTCCAAAGGGCCCGGGGGGTCTTATTACACTCCTAAAGTTCGCAAGACTCCCACAGGGGGATATCCATCAGCGAAGCTGCAAGATTATATGAGTGCAATGGCTTGTGAAACTGCTTGTAGTGCCGACACTTCGTGCTATGCTGCTATGTATACTGATACAGTTAATTCAAGTGCTAATGATAACGCGTGTTGGCATTATGGAAAACCTAGTGGCACACCGACATGGGGAGATCACTCACACTATAGTACACTTGTAAAGCAACCGTTTGATTTTGGTGTTTATCCAAACCCAAAGTTTGTCGATGGTAAACCTATTATTGATGGAACACCTTGGGGAGATACAAATAAAAATCACTGGGAAACATTTTCCAGTGCCTCAGCGCATGGAACTATTTATTTATCGTGGCATCCATTTTCCTATGATTCCAGTAAAGTGTTTGCAGCGTACAAGGGTCAAGATAAACCTTACGTGGGTATATCATATCCTAGACCTGTTATTCTAAAGGGATTCACAATAGAATCAAAGTCTGATAATAATAATTATATACCTGATAAGTTAGTAGTCGAGGGGTCAAATGATGGTATGAATTGGACTGAAATCAAAGAAACAACAACACCTTCCGGTGTTGTTGGTTACAGTAAAAATAAATTAGCTATTATAGCTAGAGAAACGTTAACTAATGATAAGGCATATAGGGTATTTAGGGTAAGGGTAACGTCTGACAATAGAGCCACAGTTTATAATAACATTGGTGAGATACGCCTTTTTACTACCTTGGGAGATACTAAGTATACTTACAATGAGGGCCCTTCGTTAGAGTGGGATGATTGGATACAAATGTATTGCGAGGCTAAAGACAATGGTGTATATTTAAGAGTTGATACGACAAGTAATGCTGTTCCATGGATAGAAGGTACACCTCATAAGCATGAAGCTTCCCCTATATTTTTAAAGAAAAACTCGAAAAATAAATACCAATTAGTGTTTAAAAGTCCTTCAGCTTGGGTTATGTTAGTATGGAATGCAGGACTTAACGGATATGGACTACTTCCACATGGAGATACCCATTTTGAGTGGGAGTTTATTAGAAAACCTGGAACTATTGACAGGTATTGGTTGGTAAATACAGTCACTAAACAAATGTTATGGCCTCAAAAAGGCACTTTGGGTTATTACGCGTTTTGGGAAGATCCGACGACATTATTCACCATAAAAAATGTGATACCCAGGGATGGTAAAAGTGGATGGGGTTACACAAAGGGTGCAGTTTATGGATGTTTATCACCTGATAAGCCTACAATTGGGTGTAACAATAGTGAAGGAGTGGGTGTTGGTATAGACGATGCAACTTGCAATTATATGTATTGTTATTAAAAGAGCCTAAGTGGGGGGCCTAAAAACCCAAAAACCAAAAGAATCCCAGGAATGGAGTATTTGGCACTGATTGCTGAGATTGAGGAGTTGAGGGCTAGGTTGGCGAAGTG